GCTGTCTCAATGGTGTTAGAGGCTGTACGCACTGCCGCACGATAGGTAGTGATCGCAGACGGTACAGTGTAGCCAGAGACTTCAGATGCTTTGATGACCATCCAATCTGTTTCACGCAATAGCGTTGCCGCCTTTGCTTTGACTGTCTCAATCGCAAGTGTCTTGAGTCCCTTCTTTACGATCTGAACTCCGTCTTCATCGAGCATGGCGTTGCCATCGTCATCAACAGCATTTACATCATCAAGAGCTTTTGGGGTATTGGCTGATGAATAGAAACGACTGTCATATGGTGCAGGATCATCCTGCCATACCCATCCTGCCGCTGTCTTTTCAGCATCTGTTGTACGCCCATACCATTGAGCAGGATACTTGCGTCCAGTTGCGTCAGTCCAAGAACGCCCTGCTCTCATCATTAAACCTTGGTAAAGCCAAGCCATTTCTATCTCCTACCGCGCTGTCGCGTACTTAAATGGCATTTCAGCAAATGCCGCAAAAACGTATTCCTCGCCAGTGGTGTTGATCTTTCCATCGCCACCTTTAATTTTGAATCCATTCGCCATGAAATCAATGTCCATGTTAGTTGAGTCACTTTGCTCAGTGTTTGTACTTGTTTGCAACCACAAATACGCAGGATTCACTGGGGTGCGCTTGTTGTCGTATATAGCCCAAGCGCGTCCTGTTGATGTAGATTTGATAAGAATCCATGCGGGCCTGAATCCAAGGTAAATGAATGGCGAATCTTTATTGTAATCAGACCCTGATGAGTCTTTATACAGACCAAACCGGCTGTAACCTTCCTTGCCACTAAAGCAATACGCAACGTAAGTTCTTGTGTTTGCGAACCTTGTCCCACCAATAGTGAAAACATTTGATGTTGGTTCTGTGTCGTTAAAAAATGTTGAATCAGTACGCGCCTCATCGGAATTGTTGAACCGCAGATTCTTGGTTGCCCCAAGACTAGAGTGGTAAACGGTATGATCAGAACCACTGGCATCTCTGCGTATGATAATAATCATGTCAGGCTTTGCTGATAACCCATGTGCCACCGTCTCGTTAGACCCAGTTGCAGTAAAGGTTGTTATGCTAAATCCACTTTCAGTATTTACAGAGCCAGAGCTTGCGATTGATGCATCATTAGTCCCTGCTGAATTACTGAACGATGTTCCTGCTTTCCAACACCATGCAACCTCATCCTGCCCCGCTTCGTTGTAATGCCAACTAGGGTCATACTGTAACGTGAAACCATTCTTGTTGAAGTCCAAAACACCATAAGGGCGATCTGTTTCAAGATCAGTAGATGATGTTTGTAGTAACTGTCTAACGCCACGCACTGAGTCCCACAGCCCAGAATGTCTTGCTTGGTCACGGCTCTTAACCCACACAAGGTCAGGCGACTCTAGGTTGTCTTCATTGACTGTGATGTTGTCTTCTGTAAGCAAGGAGAACCCAGTCGGAAGCGTTCCCGCCCCATCTGTTCCATACAATGTTTTCTGGCCGAAGTTGAAGATGTTCCCTCTAGTTCCGTTTCCTGCCAAATCTCCGTAAGCAGAAGTTGCAGGAAGGAAGTCGTATGCGGAGTCATTGATGTTGACATAATGATAGTCAATCAACGTACCGTTTTTACGGAAGTACATTGTTTTTTCATCAGCATCGTATTCAACACCGATGATGTCATTGTTGCTAAATGTTGTTGCAGAACCAGACTCCACCTCTACCCCATAAGTCGCAGAGCCAAACAGTCCTCCAGTATTCCCGTACCAACCGAGTCCTTCATTGTAAAAAAAGTTCCCTGCCCCAGATGGAGTGGGTGTGTTGTCAAATGAAGCAGAAGCAATGCCGATAGCATTAGTAGCGGGGCTACTGTCAGTAATCACCTTGGCTTCCCAATACCATTTACCCTGTTTTGGTAGACGTTGTGTTGCTATTGCTGAATTGTGAATCTGTCCTGAAGTATTGCGGAACTCTAAGCCGCCCTCAGATAACACTGTACCACTGTTTTTGTTTGTCCCACTGATTATGGGGTATGAATTTGTTGGGCTGTCTGGAACCTGATCTGTTATCGCAAAGCCGTTTAGCGTCCAGTCGTTGCCGTTGGCTGTCTGATCTTCACCAAGCGTAGTTGTGTTTGTGTTGTCGCTGAAGTCCAAGTAGAAGCCGTTTGTGCCGTAGGTAAGCCCCGTGACAGTCTTAGGAATCCAGATGCCGTTGGCGTCAAAGTTGCCAAAGTCTTCAGCATCTAGGGCTGTGCCATCAATAAAATGAATCTCAGCCATGTATCCATCAAAATGCGTGGAGTTATAAGCCATGCGGCCAATGACAGTACCAGAGTCGCCAAAATCACGGCTAAATCCAGTTGTACCAATAGACACTCCATCTACATAAACTGTTTGGTCTGAGCCACTGTCACTAAATACTAAGTGATACCAACGGGAAGAATCTTTGAATGTCATTGAGGACGTAAAGCCTGACTCAATTTTTAATACGTCACTTTCAAAACGATATTCATCGGCTCTAAAGCTACCCAATGGGTCGTATGATTTACCAATACCTGTTCGCTTAATCCACATTGAAAGCGTCCATGCGCCTGTAACGGTATTCATGTTCTTGGAAAGGTACGCATTGTCATCGTCATTAAACACCAACGAATCACTGATCGTAGTCGTATCAGCAGGTTTCTTGGTTACGTCACCGATCTGCTGTACACCATCGTTACCTGAGTATGTGAACGTCTCAAAGTAGTCCCGTGGCTCTACGTCCGATGCAGGGTCAGCGGCAGGAGTTGGCAAGTTAGCCGTACAAAGAGCCAAGTATCCTGATGGTACAGCGTATTTAAAATCGCCATACCCATTTTCGTCTGAGTTACCGCCTGCGGCAGTTGCCCCCGCAAAGGTTGAATCTTGCCCGAAATTCCAAACACCGTTTGCGTTTTCAAGCCCTGAAGCAAAGTAGTAAAACGTGTTTGTCACCGGAATGCTTGAGTACATTGGGCTTGTGTTGGTTGCGGGATCACTTGAGTTGAACCAAGTCGCTCCTTTGCCAACGTACAACTCACCGTTGTCAGCATCGAAAGCAACGCGAATAATGTCGTCATTACTAGGCGCACTTCCATAAGATACAGTTACATCGTTATTTGCCTTGTAGACTGTTCCGAAATTGTTGACCCAACCATATGAATCTGAATACTTGCCCATGTAGCCAAGGTTTGATGTACCGAGATTTTTCTGGGTGTCTCCCTCTGTCGCCATCACGCCAACTGAGATGTTATTAGCATCCCGCGCAATGAACTCCGCATACCATTTACCAGAACCCATGCCAAATGTTGACGGTGCGCCAACCCATGCGGCATTAGACTGGTGCTTCAGGTCTGCTTCAGATAAGACGCCCCCAAAGTAAGGCCAGTAATTGATCTTTGCAAAATTGTTTGTTGGGCTGTCGAGCATGTAGTCGTGAGTGCCGATGCCGCCTGCCGCTGTCCAGTTATTGCTGTTTCCGGAAGTATCGTTGGTATTTCCATCAAACTCTAGTCTGAAGCCATTGTTGCCGTAAGTGCCTTCATACTCTTTCGGAATCCAAGTTCCCGATTTGGCTTCACCGAAATCAGACGCAGATAGCTTTTGCGCGTCAATGAAGTGGAAATCTGCCATGTACCCTTCAAACTCACGTCCTGTACCCTGTCCCCATCTTCCGATCTGCGCTGTATTGCCGCTGACATTCAGACGGCCAGTGTAGTTTTGAGATGGGTAAGTGCCTTGCAATTCCGATGGATTAAGTTCCTCTCCATTGATGTAGAAAGTTACGCGGTCAGATGCCACTGCTTCACGGGTGTCTACTGCACAAACGATGTGATACCAAGCAGTGCTGTCTCTGAGCTTTCGGGCATTGGTTTTGATATTAAACTCATCGCCACTATTCCATGCGCCAAAACGCAACAAGTCACCTTCAAATGCTAGAACGTGTTCATTGGCTGTGTGGCCGTCAATGATGTAGTTATTGTTGCCAGTATTGCCTGCCCGCTTTACCCACACACTAATCGTAAATACTTTCTCGCCATTCGTTGACGGAGTTCCAAACGTCCTTGACAGGTAACTTGTTGTAGTCCGGGGAAAGCGCAGTGAGCCACCAATCTCTTGGCTATAAAAAGCCGCTACGCCAGACTTTGCTATGCCGTGTTGTAAAACAGACATTATGAACCCTCAATTAGTGCCGCTGATGCTGATAGGTATACGTTTATCCCGTCTGGGCAGAAATAGCTCAGAATGTAGTTTCCTGTCGCGCTGATTGCTGTCAAATCCGCCGCTGAGATGTGTACATCCCCACTCGCAGTGACACTGTAATTTGCTCCATTGCTTAAATAGATCATGCCAGTCTGTCCCGCTGTTTCATTGTCAAACGCAAGATCAATTGNACCTGACGGTGTACAGGTAAAGTTGTTTGCCACGTTGAGGTCAAACGGCATAGTGTTCTGAGGGTCAACAGTGCCGCGCTGTGATGCCGTGAAAGTCTGTGCGGCATTGGTCACTGCGTTAGCGGCATTGTACGCCTGTACTGAAGTGCCAATTTCAGTCGTAGAAATCTTTGCATCGATCTGAGTCTGGATCGCAGAGGTTACGCCATCAACGTAGTTCAGTTCTGCTGTTGTGGCTGTGACGCCATCCAAGAGGTTGATCTCTGCGGGAGTTGCCGTAATAGCCGTACCACCAACCTGAAGAGTAGTTGCATTGACTTCACCAGACGCACCGTAAACCACCGCTTTGCTGTTGACGATGGTACCGGCAGTTGAGCCATCGACGAGGTTTAACTCCGCAGTTGTGGAGGTTACCCCGTCGAGGATGTTGAGTTCAGCGGCTGTGGAGGTAATCGCGGTACCGCCGATGGACAGCGTCGAGAAATTGCCCGTACCAGCAGTCGCGGCACCGATGTTGGTTGCGTCGATGGCACCACCGTTGATATCTGCCTTCGAGATAACCACGGAACCTGTACCATTGGGAGTGAGGTTGATATTCCCATCTGCCCCGTCGTAGATACGAATCGAACCTGAAGAAGAGCCTGCGTTGGTGTTGATGATGAGGTCACCGGCACCATTCGTCGTAACCGTCGCGTCAACCCCTGAATCCCCTACACGGACCGTGTCCGCATCGAGGTTAACATTACCAGTACCATCAGGTGTGAGGGTGATATCCCCAGCAGTGTCTGTGGACGAGATGGTGTTACCGTCAATCTTGAGGTTGTCGACGCGGAGATCCGTAACTGCGGAGTTTGTACCGATGGTTACCCCATCGATAGATCCGGCGTTGATGTCCGCTGTATCAGCAACGAGGGCATCGATGTTGGCAGTGCCCGTGACGTAGAGGTCGTTCCACTCCGAACCTGTCGCACCGAGATCGTGGGTCGCATCAGCAGACGGGATCAAACTCGAGGCAACATCTGCGGTGACTGTGACAGTATCCGTATCGGCGTTACCGATGGTTGTACTACCGTTGAGAGACACCGCCCCAGATACGGTGAGTCCTGCCATCGTGAAACTGGCTGTATCATCTAGTTTGGCGGCAGTAACAGCATCATCTGCTAAACCGGCTGTGGTGATCTCGGGGCCTTCCCCAGATGAGCCGTCGTGTGAGTGTCCGGTTGATGCGTTAAACGCGGCCTGAATGGCGTCAAACTCTCCGTCGAGATCTGATGCGTTGATGATGTTTCCATCAGCAATGTTGTTGGCCGTATCGTTACGAGTATATCCTTGTCCCATTATTATTTTACCTCCGGCCGTATTGACCGTACTGGATGATCATTGAGTCGAGAGAGAATGGCGGATCGCTCGAGTCACTCTCGAAGTTGAACGCCACTACGTTTCCTGAACCTGTGAGTTGTATGTCAAAAATGTATTGCAAGTTTCCGCCGAATCCTGATGTTCCGTAGGTTGCTACACCGTAAAATGCCGCAGGAGATGCCGTGTTTGAAATCGTGATGACTTCGGGCTGTACGACATTTGCTTGGTTGTAGTCGTACTCCGTTGACATTTCTGCACTGAATCCCCCTTGAGGATCTACGAAGAGTTGCATCTTGTACATACTCTTTCGTGTGGAGGGATCTTGTATGGGGAGCTCTGGCGTTTTGAATGACGCTACAATGTTGGTCCCGTCAAAGCTGTTCCCGTCTTCCATACGATACACATAACCATCATCGTTGGCAAAAAGGAGATACTCTTCAGTATCGTTCAAGGAGCTCGACGAAACATAGGCATTAATTCCCCGTGTTTCAGCCCACTGCATTCCTTCCCCACCCTGCTGGGCAAACTGTGTCCCGAGTATACCTCGAGCCGAATTGTCTGTGAAGCTCGAGTTAAAACCGAAGAGACGGTACTGTGATTTGGAACGGATGACGACGCTAGCGAAATGTGACGACTGCCCAATAAACTGTGTCATCGTGGGTTGGATGTTTTTAGACACAACACCCAATCCGAAATCGTTGTTTCTTTCGGTGGCACTGAGGAGGCGTAACCCGTCAGGCCCCAAGAACATGATGTCACCGCCGATCTCTTGAGCGGTGTCAGGCTTTACTGCACCGATGTCCCGAGTGATGGGCTCGAGGGTGAAGTCAGCAACCGTGGAACCCACCAATAAATGTATTGACTGCTCGGTGAATATGACCAACTGTTCGCGGAACGAAATCATATCTGTGACTGCATTATCAAATACTATTGTACCCGCACCTGACGCGGGTGTAAAGTCCGTATCGCTAAAAGGTGCTGTAAAAGTTACAATATTGTCTTCGGCGAAAAAGAGGTGGTTCTTGTGGTTGGTTACGAAGTCAGCCCCATTCACGTCGGATGTCGCTGTCGTGATCTGAGCAAATGTCGAACCATCCCACTTAAAAGGTTTCCCTTGACCATCGGTAATAATGAGAACGTCTGTGCCGGCAAACTTGTGCTTGGCGAACCGTACGAAGCCACTACCGGCTAGACTCACCCCGGAAGAGCTATAGGTTGCGTTGTCCGTGAGTTGTGTCCAACCACTTCCGCCTGACTGGTACAGGTGTGAACCCCGTGCCGCGTACACCGCCTGCTCAAACTCCACAACGCCCCGTACGAATCCACTACCGGACAAAGCTTCGTCGTCCCACTTTGAGTACCCTTCAATACGACGATATCCCCCATCTACTGATGGTTCAAAGTTCCGCATTACCGTTGCGGAGCCCGGATAGTTGAGTCCCTGTTGCAAGGGTGACAGATTAGTTATTAAGCCACCAGAGAACTCGACAGGGAAGGTAAGCCAACGATCTGGCATCGGTTAAAAGCTCCGGAAGTAGACGTTTTCGTTGACGAGGAGTGTCCTCATGTTCTTTATGCCGTTCTCGAATTTTGATTGGGACAAGTTTGCCATTTCGATATTATCACGGAACATATACGCGTAGTACATCGCTCCGTCTACAATCACGTGTCTAAACTGCTCTGGTATCGTCGGTACATCATCATAAAGTTCAAGATCAACCGGGGTTACATAGTACTCGTAGTCAATCTCATACGCCGCATTCGGCATCGGTACAATAATGTACTCCTGATCTGGTGTGCGAACAACATTGCGGGGGACCGCCCCTCTGGTTGCATCCGTCTCATACTCCTGATCAACATACGTACTGAGGTACTCGGAATAGGTTAGTTGGTTTAAACGACGTCCTTCCCCGATATTGAGGCTCGTGTTTCGACGAACTCGGAAAGAACCGAAGTCAATGTATTTGGCGTCGTCGGGTAAGGCGTATCGAGAAACACCACCTGTGAGGGTATCTGTTTGGTCTGCGTGGTTGTAGGGCCAGAAGAAATGGGCTTGGTTGACGTGACGTACCGATGAGTTAACGGCCTCTTTGATAGAGGCGTAAAAACCTGTTGAGGTGGCAAAGTTGCTAGACGTCAGTTGCGTCTCATTCAAGCGTAGAGCGACATCATTCGTGAGACCTAAGTAGTTGTACGCCATCTCGACTATCGCTCCTTAATCTTTAATTTAACAACTCGCTGACTAACAGTAGCAGTGCTGTCCGTTACCGTGCAAGTGAAAGTGTATTCGCGGTTAGCTTCGCCCCCAGCGATATTGATTGTCGCTACGGTATCCGTGTTTGTTTGGGATACGTTCTGGATGCTGTCTGTAGTCGCCCCAGAAGTTGCTGTCGTCAAATCTTCCCCCGCCGCCAAGGTTGTGTCCGTGCTGTACACTGGTGTCTTGACGGACCAAACTACGGTAGACAGTGTTGCAGTGTCAAGATACCGTGACCAGTCGATGCTGTAGTCGAGAGTTTCATCGGGGTCTTTGAAGGGCCACTGATATGCCATCTTATATTACCTTAATAGTTCGCTGTGCAGAGGAAGGTCGTGCTGGCACATAGATGAGTCGCTTACGATCATAGAGGGTTTTTGTAGCCTCGAAATTGAACTCATCGCCTGTCACTGTGGGGCGAGCAATCTGACCTGTACCGAGTGCGCTAGCTAGAGTGATACGTACGGAAGCAATGAAGGTTACGGACCCGACAGCCCCAGTCATTGCTGGGGTGACTTCCGTAGGCTCCGTCAAGGCCGAGTCAACAAAGTCTACGGAACCTGTACCTTGTACGCCCCGGAAGTATCGTCCGACAGCAGATGTACCTGCAACGCCCGTGACAGTGAGGCTAGGTATTACTACACCGTATCGGGCAGAACTGTAGGTCCCTGTCCCGTAGAACGCATCAGCCTCGTCGTAGAAAGACATCTAGTTAAGCAATCCGGATGATTGCAGTAGACGAAGCCGCCGCTGGGAATGTGATGGTAAAGTCACCCGCAGAAGATAGGATCGTGCCACCAAAGTCAATTACGGCAATGGCCTTGTTCCCTTGATCTGCGTTGTAGATGATACACCCGTCTGCCGCAACAGTCGCATTCGAGAACGTAGTATCAGCGAAGTCTACTACTGCGGTAGTTTGGTCAACAGTGATACTTGCACTACCGAGTACGTTACCTCCTGCGCTGTAACCTGTACCAGAAGCTTCATCTGAATTCGTTGTCACTTCTGAGTAGTTAGTTGTTGCCGCACCGTAGGTCCCAGAAGGGGATTGCTTGATGAGGGCAAGCTTGATTGAATCTGTGTCTAAGTCGTGTACACCGCCAAGAATCTCTTGCTTGAAACTCGTGCACATTGCAGTGGTGATTGCCATTGGTTACCTCTATGTTTTATCGTTATCCGGGGAGTAGAAAAAATTCTTCGACTGTCGCAAGGGTAGTTAGTTCTGGAGTTGAGTTATTACTCGGGGTTACTTTGAGGGCATCACCCGGTTCAAACACGATGAATCCGTCAGAAAACTGTAAAAACTCCCCAACCCCTAGGTTTTTACCAGCAATAATAAACGCATCAGTGCCATCTGCTCTGTCCCACATGATTTCAAAGTCAGTGGCCGCATTATTGTGGTTAGATATGAATAGTAAACTCATGTGTGCTCGGCAGTTTGCGGGACAGGTGTAGACCGTATCTTCTTGGTCTTCCGTCGTACTCACAATTGCGGCAGTCTTCGCCCGTGATTTTTGTGAGATATTAAGCGCGGCCATCTAGACCCACTCGCCTGTACGCATTGCATCAGCAAGACGATGGGCACGACGACCTACCTGCTTTGCCCACCGACTATCAAGCATTTGATCAGCCGCCTCTTCCCAATCCTCATCTTCGATAGCGTCCCACATGTTTGAGAACTTCATAAGTGTCGGAGTACCGAGGTTGAAACCCATATCAACCAATACACGTTGTCGAACTGAGTCGAGCATAGATACCAGAGGTTGTGCCTCCAATAGCTCACGCTCAACGATTTCGATATCGTTCTTGAGAAGATATGCCGCTTCATCGTTTGAGATACCGCGATCCTCGAGGTTACGTCCAACGCCGATGGTTAACTTGTCGGCAGTACAGTGGTAGGGGAAGAGCTTTAAGCCTTCGTGGTCGATTAGTTGCGTAATTAAGTCTTGGGTATTGTAGTCCATTGGATCACCAGTTTTTACACGACCAGTATCTTGCGGTCAGTTTATCTTTTGCTGTATCACACTTATGTCTTGCGCGGAATGACTTACGACGTTCTGGGTCAGACTTTTTAATCTTCATGTCTGGGTCCCCGAAACGAATAAGGCGAACCTTGTCGCCTACCTTCGCTAGTACTGCAAACTTCTTCGGGCCATTGGGAGTTCTCTTTGGTTTGTTGTACCCGGAGAACTTTTCACCACGATACTCAATTGCCACGTGATTTACTCCATCTTTCTGTGTAACCACCCATTGCCGCCTTCTGCCTGACCTTTGCGGCACTTGTGTTTGCTACGATGGTTTTTCCTTTTTTACCTTCTTCTTTTTTCTTTTGTGCAGTTGCTTGTCTCTGTTCTTTTGTTAGAGACTTTGCTTTTGAGGCAGGTAAACACCGATCAGGATTAGTAGTGTCTTTTGACGTGCCACACTCACCAGCAATATTGCCTTTGCTGTCAATGCGTTTCCAATTCTGTGCTCGCCACTTCGCTAACTCACCCATTAGCTTTTACTCTTTTTGGCGTAGTTGGGGTCTTTGCAGTACTTTGATGCGGCCATATTTGCGTAGGCTGATGGATATGTGTCAAAGGTACGTTTAGCCCAAGCCTTTCCCTCTGCACAGATCTTTCCACCAGACGCCATACGAGCTCGTTGCCACCGTTCTGTGTAGCCACCCATGTTCTTTTTATCACGGTGAGGTCCGCATGCCATATGTGTATGTACCCCCGGCGGGTGTTGTTCGGATTCTAAACTATGTTTATCTTTACGTCAACACCATATTTTTATGATACTCACGTAAAGAAGGGGCCCGAAGGCCCCGACTTATTTACGCAAATGCGTCGCCTGAGCGAGATGACAGACCCAGAGGGGCCATCACTGCAACAATGCGGATCTTGCCATCGAAGTCAGCAGTAGTTGCCTTTAAGATGACTGTGTCAGCCGCATCGTATGACTTACCAGTACCGAAAGCACTAGCACCGTCAGCCGCGTCGCCGTCAGCACTGTCGATGAAAGCAACAGCAGAAGCCGAGTCACCGAGATCGATTTCACCAGCACCAGTAGATGCAGTGATGATTTCGTATCCTACAGATGTAACTACTGTATTCGCAGGAATCTGGAACACGTCGATAGTTTCGTCCGTAGCCAAGTTAGTTGTTGAAAAGTCAAGAACGGATTCTTGAACGAAGAGTTGTGGTCCTGCTGAGATATTTACAGCATTACCCGTTACAGCATAAGTTGCCATTATTCAAAGTCTCCCTTAGTCAGTCTTAACGACACCCTGTACGAGGGCTTCTGGACGCAAGACCTTACGGCCGAATACGTGAAGACCACGAACAATGTCGCTGAATGTTTC